TTTTTTTTTTTTTTTTGCGGAAAAATAGTTAAAACACAAATCTTTTTTTTAAATTACGACGGTATCTATTATTTAGGCTTTGGTCGCAATTAAAGCTTGAAATTTGGTATCGCCGCAGCTACTCCAAATTTGATATATTTCTCGACGTCAACCCTATAATTGATACCGGGAAAGCAGGTTCTCCCATTGCACCTAGTGTTCCCACACAAAGGTGGGTACACACGATAACAACGGTAGCACCTAGAAATGGATTTCGCCCTACGCCTGCGTGCGTAGGTCGACCTCCCGTTATTCACACATGGCCCTACGGCCTTCTTGGAAATATAAAGCGCCAAGGCAAGGTTATGCACACCTCTTGCCTGGAATACCCTATTAATAACTAAGGCAACTTCAAGTTCGTACCTCATCGTTTCCAAATCCCTCTTTCGATTTCCGGCCCGACGTGGCCCCCAGTGACCTCTGCTTCGAAACTTGCATATTTCTCATTTCGGTTGGCGCGATCCAGAGCTAGTCTCTTGTGGGTGTTGTGAGCGATCTTTTCCGCTGGCGTGGGTCTCCCGATCAAACCCTCGAAAGGTTGCACTGCTGCGGAGTTCTCAACGTAGTCGAAGCAGTCAAACGCTGCAAAGCGCTCCGTGTATTGGAATCCCATCGCAGCCCAGTCTGACGGCGGTGAGTTGTGTGCGAGCATATGATTCCAGGTTACAGGTGCATACAACCTGCAAACCCTCCTGAGTGTGCCTGCATCTCGCTTGAGTATGGCCAATATCGAATCAGCCATGACTGCCCCACTCCCCCATTCAAAGACCCCTTGAGGGTCCAGGTATGTCGAACTACTCGCGTCTTTGCAGTACGCCACAGCTTGTATCAGCACAGCTTGTATGTGTTCTGACGGGACCCCCAGTGCTTCAATGGCAACAGTTATAGCTGCCATGTCCTGAGAAGTGGCCATGTTGTTAGAAATGGCCCTAGGTTTGATCGCACACAATTGATCAATGGTAGGCTTGTTGTAGAGGTTTGTGGGATCACTCCTCACTCCCTCAAGCATCTTAAGCTTTGGTCGCCCGAGTTCGAAACTCGGGTTGGTTACTTGCGTGGCGCGTTGCTGCTGCTTGAGGAACTGTCTCAGCTTTTGCATCCTTACTTCAAGCTGCTCCTCCTGGGTATCGGCCTCAAAATTATGGGAGTCTGCATGCTCACTAGCTGGCCGCTCTGGAGGCGGTTGGTTGGTTTGCGTCTCGGGAATAACCACCGGTCTCTTGCCTTTGGAACTGTCATCCGATGTGGAACTCATCTTGAAGTATATCAATAAATACTTAATGACCTAAAAGTACTCTAATCCCTGAATGGTTTCGTAGCTGCAATGCTATGAAATAATTCAGGATTGACAGGGCAATTGTGAACCCTAATGGACTCACCTGTGATAACTACCACACACGCACTAGAATTTAAAACACTCAGTATGTACAAGGTTATAACRAAACAAACTAAGCTAATAACAAACAGATCAATGCCTCGCATGCCCACAGGTACTGCAAGTCACCCGCCCCCTGAAATTTACCGCAAGGAGGAAACCAACGATTGATATTACAACGACAAAGATGATCTCACGACTCACTAGAGATTGCTCAATCGAGTTGAGCTTCTTGGGGCTGTTGTAGAAAATCTTTTTCGTTCCGTCTTGATAACAACCCCCGTGCGGCAAACTGTGGAGTTGGTCGCCAGCGAATGGTATTGTTGAGCGAGTGAAAAGGCCCAAAGCGAGAGCAAGTGAAACTCCCACGACTGCACAAATGATTGCTCTAGTGTAATCAGGAGGTGGTGTAAGTGGCATCTGGGCAAAGTATATTCAACGTCGCCCTGTGTCTGGTAAGGCACAAAAAGTGCTCGCGTGCCCTCTCAATTTGGAACGGCCCCGACACAATAAAACTCACTTCCTGAAAAGTGGAACCTTGGATTTCCTGCGCCGTGAGATACTCGAGATTGTGGGCGCAAAGCAATTTTTGCACTTCCGGCTCGAAGCAAACGATCACACCCGATGGTTCAGCTTTGAATATATCAAGCACCCGGACCGTATCTTCCCCTTCAGCGTGCACGTTAAACCCTAACTTCCGGAGAAAGATTGCGGTGTTTGCACCGAACCTTCTAGAGAAATTCCCTAGGAAATTTGCAACAAGTCCTTGATCTACCCCTGGTTGACGAGGATCCCCAAAAAGCGCGAGAACACCGTGGATCGGTTGTGGGCTCAACGTGTATTCGTCAATGATAGTCCGCTGGTCCAATATCGAATCACTTGTGAATGGCCGAATGTAATTACCGATCAGGTTTGGCTGGTCGGCCTGTCCGAAAGTGTAAGCTCTTAGCTCAACGGAATCTTCCAAGATAGCGCGAATGAGCGAGCTCTTTCCTGCACCTGGCACGCAATGAACAATGAGGGGCAATCGTAAAGCACTACTAACTCTAGTAAAACCAAAAGACTCCAACTTATTTAGTAACAATTCCATCTATCAAACTAATGGTTGAAACCTAAACCTCTATTGCTCACCACGCTCAAAAGTATCGCGAACGCTGGATTTGAGTAGATGTTTGTTCCTTATAATCAACCTGACGCAATTATAAAAAGCATCAAGTTCCTCCTCATCCATGCGGTTCACTGCTCTCTCGCCCATTCTGTAAGCAAAGGCCACCTCGATAGCGTAGTTATCTATACAATCGCCAAGGTTGTTATTCTCGCGGGCGATGCAAAGTCTCTCCATGACTAATTGCGGTTTTTTATAGATCCCATCTGGGCATAAATGCCAGCCGCAAAAGGTCGGTTTCTCAGTAAACTGTACCTTAGCTTTCAACCGTAGTTTACCAAGGAATTGCTCATGCTCGCGTTTGATGGTTAATCGTTTGGAAGCACACATATCATCCCCAGCGAAGCATATGTACTCATTCCCTCTAAGTTCGTACCTCAAGAAAGTGAAAAGCATATTAGCCATGGTGTTAAACAGAAAGGTGCTTGCCTCGCCAGAGAATCGCATGATGGCGAAATTGCCAAGTTTTGAACCGAGATGGGTTTTGATGTAGATGTAGTCATTGATCAAATCTCTAGGGAGCCCTAGATAACTCATCAGCTCAATCTCGAAGGCGACAATGAATTGATCCTGCGAAGAGTCAAAGGCCTCATAATCAGATTCAGTGCACAGGCCTCCAAAGTTACCTTTCCGAACCCACTCATCCAATTCCTCAAGCCCCTTCCCGGAGTGAATGTAAAACCTTTCTGGTAGGGCCTCATGGAGCTTCTTCTCAATATATCGCATGTATGGGGCGAACCTACAGAGCACTTCGTGTTGGAAGCAAACTATACTCTGTGCAGCCTTTGCAACTCTGAAGCGGTTGTCAAACTTTGTACACAATTGGCTCTTGGAAAAAATCAGGCCCACATCAATGAGCCAATCTCGGCATGAACGACCTGCATGATTCTCAATTGTTGCAGCACTCTTAGACACCTTCTTAGTGAAAAACTCCTGCCTTGCACACTCGAAAGCCATTTGATCATGCGCTCTCTTCAACGGAACCTTCTCAAGGAATTTAGACAAGAGGAACTTGCCATAATTCCTTGCATTTGCCAATTTGGCGCACTCGGTTGCCGGCTTTGAAAATCTCAACCTTTTCTTGACCGCCATAAGGAACGTAACDGTATCTGAAGCCCTATGCCTAGGGTAGATGGCTTCAAAACGCTCAGCCGCATTGCTAAGTTGTACCCCCCCAATTTGCTTACTATACTCATCTGTGAATTGCTCAGACGTCAGGCAACCAATTCGATGCTCTCGCAATTCCTTAAGTAAGAACCTGTGGGCCCAGCGGGCACGCACACTCTCCAGCTCGGCTCTCGGGAGATGGGTCTTAAACCACTCCTCCTCACACACTTCATCTAGTACGACCACTTCCTCAACATCTTCTTGCTGCATTAGGTCTACCATGCCCTTGAGCCACGGGTCTCCAAGCAACTTTTCCTCCCGAACGCCCTCATCCTTCCCTATGCGACTAGTGTATTCTTCAAGAAAAACCGGACTCCCGGGCAAGTATGGTTTCAGATCATCCACTGAAGCGCTTTGTGTGAGGAACTTCCACAAAAATCTACCTCTGTAAGAAATTTTCAGACCCTCGAGATGGCAGGGTGACCAAATGACAAAGCACAAATTGCGTCTGAATCTACTCAACGCGGTTAACCATCTCACCTCGCTTGATCTCTCGCTCACAGCCGTAATCAGAATGGAGCCTTGCTCAAACGTCATGCCAGTACTCTCCCCGAACGTAAGTGCCTTGGCCTCCGGTGCGTAACTCTGCACGACCTTCTTTTCGTCGAAAGAACTCACTAGCACAACCTCGCCAAATTGTGAGACAACTTCAGGAAGCGTCTCAACCCCTTCACGTATGGAGTATGGCTCCTCCACGCTGAGTCCACCGCCATCAACGACTGCAGGTAACCTCCCACAGAAAGTTGCATTAACAAACCGTTTACTTCTGATGATGTACTTGTAGGTTTGGCCATCAAGCATATGATCAATGTTCCTCGTAGAGCCAATGAAGTTGCTACGGTCTCTTTCGCAGTCGTAGTCACTTTGGCATGGATCCCCCAGAAGAAGGTAATTCACCCCGGCAGGCGCCAATGCAAAAACCAAGTCAAAGTAACCAGGAGGGTATAACTGGAATTCATCAAAACAAACAAGCTGACCAGGTATCAAATGCTTACACCGATCCAAGAACTTCTCAAAAGTTGTGAAATTCCAATTTTCTTGGCCAGCTTTCCTTTCTTTCCGCTCATGCCCCACCTCTTTTGACATTGCGTCCTTCAGAGCTCTACGAGGGGCAACATAATCCACGATCTTACCACTGGCCTTTTTGAGGATCTGTTTGAAGGCATAACTCTTCCCTGAACCGAACGTGCCACACACAACATTAACATCGACAACAGTTCTATTCATCTGAACAAATTCAAATTTGAAATTTGGTCGATCATTAAAAATGTCAGAAAGGAGCACTCCTGTGCTACCACAGTTGAAACTGTCGGCCAAAATCGTAGCGGCTGGTAATCTAATCATATACCCAATCTTAGTCCCCATGGAGAAGCATTCCATCAAGTCTTCAGGGGTGAACAATTTATAGTTCTTGGCAACTTGTAATTCACTAGTTGCGGCATCTTTTTTGCGCTTAATGTGAGTCATGTGATCATTATTCAGTTCAAAAAATCCTGTGATGCGGCCTTTTGCATTTATCACAACCTCACTATCCTCGGTTTTAACCACACCACGTACATCAAATAATTCAAACAACACTTGAATTGTACTGAGACACAGACCCAAGCCCCTCCAGATCTCCTCCCGAATACCCTCAGCAGCCCTTCTCTCAATGACAGCCAGTACATCCTGTTCACGCCGTTCAAGCAAACTAGCGATAGCTTTTACAACACAACCATTCTTCAGCACAATAGGCTCAAAATGAAAACCCCTCAAGTACAAGAAGGCATCAGTCCGTAGTTTGCTTGGCTCAAAAATGTGCAATTTCTGATCCCGCGCATCAAGAACGGAAATTCGCACTCCATGCACTATGGCTGTGGCGTAAATACTTGCATCAGAAGCAAACTCTCCTTCTTTTGCCTCAATCACCAATTCATTCTGCAGGGGAGTTGGGAGTCCTTGAAACYTTACACTAGCCATCTTAATTTGCGAACTGGAAATTTCAAGGAAGTGCGACATGGCGTGCCAAAAGCAAGAACCATCTCCGGGGGTTTCAATTACACCAAAGGAAGCACCAAACTTCCAGTCCACGATACTCCTTTTGCATCCAGCGACATTAGTCTCGAACCCCTCAAGTGCCCCAGTGATGCTTGTGCCCTCTTGAGTTAACGTAACAGGTTCCACTACCCTTCCATCCGGGCTACCATGTTCAGGAACGGCTTTYTTCAGACATCGGAAGGTTGCGCTCCAGCGATCTCCAGCGGTATTTTGCACACCGTGCTTGTGTTCGAATTGGAAACCTTCTGGCATCGTAAACATCCCTGGTCCATCACAGTGGATTTTCCTCAATTTCCCACCACATTTAATGAGGAAAGTCGCGGATCCAGAGAGGTTAACCGTCAAGATGCTTTCCCCAGGTTCAAAAATCTCTTCATCATCAGCGTGCAAGCCCAATTTAGCACCATCAGCRTATTGCTGCACTAAGCAACAATCATATTTTACTGGTATCTCATTTGCCTGCACCCACAARTCCATTTCTTCCGGCCAACCWGCACTTTTGTGTYTCCCTCCATTATACCTGTACTCAGAAAARTCCTTTGAGTACCAAGTTGCCTTCCGACCTTTAAGAGGATCTCTAGCTGTGAACAGGTGCTCAGCAAACTTGAGAGGACTAATCCTCATGCATGAGTCGCATAAGTTGCAACCGGTGGAACTGACCCCCTTGCACTCTTTTTCAGCGACATCGATGTGTTCAGGTACACGCACCTCCAGTTTCCGAGCATTTCTGTGATGATCCTGGTTTTGGAAAAGGTGTGCATATGCTCTAGTATTCCGAGTTTTTCGAAGTCGTACCCCCTCATGCAGCACCTCTTGGACCACATTCTTCCATTGTTGTGAGTACCCACTCGACCGAGGGATATCATTTGCCACATTTTCAAGGAAATACACATCTTGCGCGTCACCAGAGAAGAACCACTTCAATTCAAGATCAAAGATTGTGTTTGTGGTTTTTCTCTGAACCATTCTCCGGACTCTAGCTGCGGTTTCGATACAGATACTGGAAACATCTCCGATCAGCTGCAGGACCTTGAAACCAAGAATTGTACCCTTTTTCTCCAACTCCCGAATGGCTACCTCAACATCGGGGGAAGCACAACCTCTGCATTTATCGATCCCTAGTACTTTCACCACGAGTGCTGGTAGGAAGTGCAATACTTGCTCCTCACTAAAAAAGGTATAGGCACTCCCGCACCTGGTTTCAACTCCGCAGACGCCATAATAAGGTTGTGACACTCGATCATAGACCCCAGAAATTCTCCCCTGTGAGAATTGAACGTTATACTCATCGACCACATCGAACATTGGTTCAGCCTCCACGTCGGGAAGCAGCATCTCAAGTAAATCTGTGCCCCATGTAACCGTTCGAAGTTTAATACCAATGGTGTATGGAGTGAGCCTCTCAATAAAGGATTCAAGAGCTACTTCTTTTGCCACGCCAAATAAGCTCGCAAGACCACCTGGCAATTTCAGTCCCAATCGACCAAAAAAGCCCTTCACACGCTCTGCATCAATGTTCATTCTTATAGAGCCAGTGCCTATGACTAAGTCTGCGAATTCCTGCACAAAACTTATTTCGAATCCAGTTGGCTCAACACAGATCTGGCTTAATTTCGCCATGGCGGACTGCTTRTCCGGCTTTTTCAATGTTCTCAAGTATCTGTATATCCTGCTRACCAACTCAAAGCTSACTGGGATACATGGCATTTTTGTGGTCATGATTGGTTGGAGCTCCTTCTGTCCAACGGCATCGAATGGTGAGAACGCCCTGTATTTGGGAACCACRTCATCTCCACGAGTGATAGCCACCAAATGATGAGCGAATTTACTACAAAGTATATCAACACAATAAACATCACCATTCTGTAATTCRATTTTATTGCTCTTCAAAAGAAAACCGCCGCTGAGAGGCTGCATATAACCTTCTGCACGGACTCCATCAGGGTAGAACATCAAATCGGAGCCAACAATCTCAAAGTCATAGCACCATTTGTTCAGACTAGTTTTAACGCCAACCAGCAACTCTGGTGGGTAAACCACTGTTCCAAGGAGCGTATTTGGCCTAAGAACTTCGAGCAATGTGCATAGATCATTTACACCGTAGTAGTGTAGCTCGTCATGAAGGAACAACTCTTTACAGCCCTGCACCATTAAAGGTGGCACAAGGTCTTTTAAAGTTACGCTACTTAAGTTGCGTGCGTGCCTTAACAACCCTTCGTGCGGCTTACTAGATCTGTATACAAATTCGTTACCGTATCTGGACTTATCAGCACTTGTAACGTAACGGTTAACTGCTTGTACTAAATCTAGCTTTGGATTTCGAGCTTTGAGTATTGATAACTTATTATTTTTAATTCCTACAAAAACAAACTTGTTAGATAGGTAGCTAGGTAAGACTTTGTACAATATGTAATTTTCTAAAGTTTTACACACGGGGTGAGAATGTACAACGGCCGAGTATGGACTAAGATACACACCTGCCCTGGATAGTTTCTGCTTTGCGACAGCATCCATATGGAAATTGAAGAGATCAAAGTTGTTCTCTTCCATTTGTTTATATCTGCTGCCTGCAGTACTAGCTATGGCGGCTTGCACGGCTGGTTCGAATGCTGATACTATATCCTCCATTGGCGTTCTGTATGTGAGAGCCATTGCTATAAAACACGTGTATGCCTGAGTAGGGGAATATATCGTGCGTTATAATGAGGTATAGTATGTTTATC